TCGATTCGCACAGGCTCGCTACGCCCCTTCGGCGTGAGTGGCTTCGGCGACCTCTACAAGATCCAGCTGCTCGGTACGTACGTTGGTGATTCCACTGTGGAAGCCTTTCTCAGCCTGGACGACGGCAAGACGTGGACAAGCCTGGGCTCCGTCGCGGCCACGGCCGCAAACACGGCGCTCGGTAACAACGTGAGCGGCTCGGCCCTGGCCAGCGGCGACACTATCACGCTCGAGTGGCAGCCCAACGGCGGGGGGAACCTGAGCCGCTTCGCGCTGCGCTTCGATATCACAGAGGCGACCGACACGGGCGCGCTGCGCGTGCACGCGCTCGCGCTGGAAGTTCAGGCCGCTCAGGGCACTGCGCGCCTCGCCGCAGGGATGAAAAACTAGTGGACTACGCACAAGACGGTAACAACGTTGACCTCCTCGGCGACACGGCGCAGGGCGGCTTTACCAACGGCTTCGACGTCAACGCGCCCGCTCTGACACCCGACCAGATGGCAGCAGACCGCGAACGCAAGAAGCAATGGCTGGCTAACCAAGGGCTGGACGAAAACGGCAACCAGCTGCCGGCCTACGGCACGAGCGCAGGTAACGGCGGTACAGCGACTGGATGGGCCGTGATGGCAGATCACCCGGGCTCGCACGTGATCCACTCCACGCAGCTCGGCAGCAACGACGAGCTCGTGCCGGGCGCCGACGTGAACAGAACCGTCGTTAACACGGGCGGCGCGCCGGGCGCGCCCTCGGCCGTGACACACTCTGGTACGGTGGGCGTGGGCGACACGGGGCTCGAGAACGCGATCGGGCAAACACACGGCTCTATCGCATCTGATGGCACGCGCACGCCGTCCGGCACCGTGATGGGCGGCGCGGGCGACATTGGCAAGGGCGGCGGCGCCATTCTCGACCAGACCGTGGGCGCCACGAAAGACCTGCGCGCGGGGCTCGCCGCTGACCAGCTGCGTGGGCGCGACAACATGCAAGGCGCGCTCAGTAACGCGACCGACATGAACCCGCTCGTCAATCGCGGGCTCACTCAAACGGCCGCCAATCAAGCCGGCGCTGCGCTAGGTCCTGCCTCCACGGTCGAGCAGGGGCTGGCCGATCGAGGCCTGGCCGACTACAATAGCGCTCAGGGCGCCAGCCGTCAGGTATTGGACCAGCTCATGAACGGGCCGTCCACGACTGCGCGCATCGGCTCGCAGGTCCTGCGCAACCAGCTCGCGCTGGCGCGCTCTGCGCCCACGGCAGGCGGCGCTCAGATGGCCCTGCAGAACGCGCAGGCGCAGGCGCCCGAGCTACAGGCGCAGGCAGCGCAGAGCGCCGTGGCGGAAAACGTGCAGAGGCAGCAGGCCGCCGGCCAGATCGCGCAGGGGCAGACGCAGAACGCGCTCGGCGCACGCGGTCAGGACGTGGACATCGCCAAGAGCAACCAGGCTGCAGGCATGCGTCTGACGGACAACATCGCGCAGCTTACGGGCCAGCAGCTGCAGCTCAACCAGCAGAGCCAAGAGCTGCTCGGCCGCATGGCAACCGACATGAACAAGCAAGACTTCGACTGGAGCAAGCTGAGCGCCGACCAGCAGCAGGCTGAGCTCGACCGGTGGGTTAAAGTCTATGGCATTGACCAGGACGTGGCGGCCAAGATCAAGATTGCGGCCAGCGCTGGCGGCGATAAGGGCGTGCTGGACTACCTGATCCCGATCATCGGCTCTGCCGCGCAACTAGGAGCGGCGGCGCTCTAATGGCTGAGCAGATCCCGCAGCTGGCCGCGACGAACGACGCGCTCCTCACCGGCGCGGGCGTGGCCGAAACGCCCACGCTCAACCCGGCGCCCATCTACAGCGACCCCGCTGCAGGCCCGGCGCCGCCGATCGGCGCCGAGGCGCGCCCGCCGGACCCGGCCCACGTGTTTGCCTCCACTGCGCCAGCGCCGACCGCGGCGCAGGGCGGGCCGCCCGATCCCGCGGCTGCCTACGCCGCGTCCGGGCCGCAGATGGCCACGGAGACGACGAGCCAGACGACCACGAGCGGCATGAGCGACGCTGACGCTAAGGCGCAGCGCGGCGCTAACGCCTCAGCCGAAGCGGCGCAGACGCAGGCCGCGAGCAGCGCAACAGAGCAGCAGCGCCTGGCCGTCAAAGCGGACGAAGCTGAGCAGACGCGCCTTTTGCACGAAGCCGCGCAGCAGCAGCGCAAGCTTGCCGCTAAGCAGAGCGTGGTCGACATGCAAGAGGCCGAGGTCAAGAACAAGCTGCAGGCGGGCGCAGACTGGCGCCCCGACCGCGCAGAGCTGTTCGCGGGCTCGACGGGCGCAGCGCGCGGCATCCTGGCGGCCGTGGCCGTGATGGCCGGCGGGTGGATGCAAGGCCGCGGCATGACCCGCGACAACCAGTTCATGAGCGCGATCGAGCGCATGATCGACGAGAACGTGAACGACCAGGTACGCCACAACAGCTCGACGATGCAATTCCTGAGGGAGCAGAAGGGCGACATACAGTCTGCAGCGGCCGAGCTCAAGGCGCGGCAGATGCAATACGCCGTGCAGAAGGTCAATGCGCGCGCGGCGCTGAGCAAGATCCCGTCGGCGCAGGCCGGCGTGCAGGCGTTCAACGACGCCGCGACCGCCCGCACTGCCGAGTGGCACGCCGAGCAAGAGAAAGCGCTGCGCAAGCAGGTGAGCTCGACGATCAGCAAGCACACAGCGCCCGTCGCGCCAGTCAAGGGCGCGCAGCTGCCGCGCGGCCTGGCCGTCAGGCATGCCAACAACAACCAGTTCGTGCGCGAGTGGCAAAACATCAAGTCTCAGCTGCAGGGCGCCGAGCAGAGCGGCGATCTTAACGGCTATCTGGGCACGGTCGCCACCCACGGGGCCAACTGGGTGCAGGAACACCTCAACGGGCTGCCGCCAGGGCAGCAGAAAGCCGCGATCCTGATGGCCCGGCTCGAGCAGCTCAACCACCTGCACACGGGCTCAACCATGGTTGGCCTGAGCGCCGAGGAGAAAGAGCGCTTCGGCAAGGTGGGCGTGCCGGAGAAGATCCGCGACGTGGCTAACACGTACACGTACTTTGACGAGCTGGCGCGCGACAAGATCGAGGAAAACAAGAGCTTCGCGGGCGGCGAGGCAGACCCGACCGAGCTTGAAGAGGGCGGGCCCGAGGGCTCCTACTGATGGCTGACGAGCCGTCAAGCTCGCTGATCGACGCGGCTGCAGACCCGTCGCTAACGGCCTATCGCGACCCTGCGACGGGCCAGATCCAGATGTGGAAGCGGTCCACGCCGGACACGCGCATCAAGTCGCTGGGCCTCGTGCCGGCCACGCCTGAGGAGATCGAGAAGCGCGCCTCTTACCTGAAAAACACGACCACGGCCGCGCAGGCCGAGTCAGCGGCGCGCCTTGCTGCCTCCACTGCCACGTTCGGCCTCGCCGGTCTGTCTGGCGGCGCGCAGGACATCCAGGCGATCAACGACTTCAAGGCAGCCAGCCCCACGCTGCACACGCTGACGCAGGTGGCGGGCGCAGTGGCGCCCATGGCCGCTGGCGGCCTAGCGGGCGCTGGCGCGATGGAAGCTGCAGGCTTCGGCGCGCGCGCGGCCTCGATCGGCTCGCTCGTGGGCGAGGAGGTAGCGAATTCAGGCGCGATCGAAGTTCAGAACGCGCGTGAAGAACATCGCAATATCGAGCCCGTCAACGTGATACAGGGCCTGCCGCTCGCGTTCGGCCTGAGCGCAGCTGCGCGGCTGGCGCGCGGCGCTTCGCGCGCCGTGACCACGCCGCTCGAGGCCGCTGCAGACGCAGCGCGCGGCACGCGCACGGCAGCCGAAGGCATCGAGGCGGCCGCTGACGAAGGCGCGAACGCGATCAGCCGCGGGCGCGCGACTAGCAAAGCGCGGCGCAGCGTGGGCGCGGCCGCTGCAGACGAGACAGGCGCTGCCCCGATGGGTGAGGCTGACGTAAAGCACTACGTCGACAACTTCGATGACATTCACCGTGAAGTGGAGCGCTCGGGCGGCGACGCGATTGAAGACGCGCTAGGCGGGCCCGCGCCTGCTTTTGACGAAGTCCACAGCCTGAAAAACAAGGCCGCGGACCTCGAAGGCAAGATGGGCGACGCCAAGTGGGGCCGCGTGCAGAAAGAAGCCGCGCGGCAGCAGGCAGATCTCGAGGAGATCGCCTCCTACCTGGAGAGCAAGGGCCAGAAGCAGGCGGCCATTCGCACGCGCGAGCACGCCAACGGCATCGGCGAGGCCATGAACGAGAGTCTCGAGCGAGGCGACGCAGTGTACGTAGCGCGCGCGGGTGACCGCGCGAAGCAGTATGGTGACAAGCTGATCAGCAAGTATGGCTCGGCGCGCGATATCGTGGCGACCGACATTGCGGAGTTCGTCGGCGAGCGCACGAACAAGATGCGCGCTCGGCTTGAGAAGGGCTCAATCTACGGCAAGGCGTGGTCGGAATACCAGCGCGAGACTAACAAGCTCTGGAGCGGTAACGACGGGATCATCAACACGGGTCGTCAGTGGCAGGCCGACTTCCTGGAGCGCAGCCCAGTTGGCAAGGTCAGGAAGGGCTTCGAGGAATTCCCTGTCTTTCAGGTGAAAGGCGACGTGGTGAAGAGCGCGCTCGGCATGACGGAGCGCGAGTTTAACCGCTCCGTCGGCGCCATGCGTACGTGGGCCGACAAGGTCGAGAAGATGACCCTGACGAAGGCCGAGCTCGGCGCAAACACGATGGCAAACACGCCCGTGATCCGGCTGCAGCAGAGCGTCAACGACATTCGATCGATGGCCGACGAGCTGACGCGGCTGCGTGAGACGCAAGTACGTGGCGCAGACGCTCTGGCGCGCAAGGCAGCCGCGCCCGTCGCGCACGGCACGGCCGAGGCGCTGTTTGACGCGAGCAAGCACGTGCCGGGCGTGGGGCACGCGATCCACACTGCCGACCTGGCGGCCAAGAAGCTGACGGGCAAGTCGATTGGCGAGCGCCTATTCGAGCCTAAGATCAAGCCTGCGCGCACCGAGCTGACGCGAGAAGGCGCCCGCGCGGCCGTGAGCAAGCGCCTCGGGCGCACCGCGGAGCGACCCTACGCTCCGCCGGCCGAAGGCGGGGCTATCCCCGCGCCGGGCCCGGCCGGGCGCAGCCCTGCGCCCGCTGCAGCCGCGCCCGCGCCCGACCGGGGCGCGCGGGGCAGCCAGGCAGGCTCAGCCAGCGTGGGCGCGATGGCCGCGGGCGGCCTGGCCGCGGCTGGCGCAATCGCAGCCGCGCCGGCCATCACGAACGCTCTTGCGGACATCAGCGACGACAACCGGACGCTGCGCGAGCGCGCCGCGGGCGGGCTGGTCGTGAAGGCTACGCGCCCGCGGCCGTTGCCGTCCACGCTCGAGCGGTTCAAGGAAGGCTCGAGCAGCCTCGGCGCGGCCTACGCCGTGAAGCTGGACGACCTGCAACAGGCCCTCTCTGACCCGCACGCGCTCGTCAACGGCATCGCCCACGCCTACGGGGCCGTCGCGGACGAGCATGAAGATCTCTACTTCGAGCTCGTGCAGCGGACTGCCGCGGCCGCGCACTACACGCTGGCTAACGCGCCGCCGAGCGTGGGCATCAGCGCGGTGAATCCGGACGGGATCACGCCCGACACGATCGCGCTGGCTCAGTTCGCCCAAACCTGGTCCGGCGCCATGAATCCGGGAGACGTCATCTATGATGTCGGCACAGGGAGCGCCACGCCCACGCAGATCAAAGCGCTGCGCGAAGTGCATCCGGACATCTACGACTCGCTCCGCACTGACATCCTTAAGCAAGTCGACCGCGCCACGATGCCTTTCGAGACGCTGCGCCAGCTCGACGTGCTGTTCGATCTGCCCGGAGCGAGCGGGCCCGCCTTCTCAGCCGACATGACGAAAACCATGCAGCAGGTCTGGAATCAGCCGGCCGCAGGTAAAAAGAGCGCCGCGTCCGGCGCGACGGCGCCCGCCTCAGCCACGGCCGGCTTCTCCAAAGGCCCGACGAGTCTCCAATGAAGAACGAAACCAAAGAGCGCTGGTATAGGGCCGAAAAACAAGACGCGCCCGAGCTGCTCATCAGCGAGTGCGAGCGCTCGATCCAGGCCAACGGGCAACGCCGAGCTGAGGCGCTGCTGTTCGCGTCGCTGTTCGAAGGCCTCAGCCTGAACAGCTTCGGCGACGCCGGCTACGTGAACGACAACGACGAAGTTTTTCGGGACCTGGACATCCCGATCGTGCGCAACACGTGCAGGTCGATCGTGCAGACAGCCGTCAGCAAGATCACGGCGCAGGACAGCCCGTTGCCTCAGTTCATGAGCAACGGCGGCGACTGGGCCATGCGAACCAAGGCCGTCAGGCTCGACCGGCTCGTCACGGCCGAGTACGGCCGCCAGCAGGGCTCGTTCAGCAACCTGCATGAGATGTTTCGCCACGGCGCCATGCTCGCCATGGCCGCCACGGGCTCGTTCGCAGTGTTCTATCGCGCCGACGTGGACGGCCTGACTGCAGAGCTGGACGACACGCTCACGCTCGGGATCGAGCGCTCCGGACGCTTCGGGCGCATCGTCGCGCTGGTCCGTACCACCTGGTACAGCGCGGAAGACCTGATCGAGCGCTACCCTAAGTTCGAAGAGGAGATCCTCGAGAACGAGGTCAGCACGGACGTGCAGTCCGAGGACCCGCACACGAACGAGGCCACGCCTTTGCGCGGCGTTCGCGTGTATCAGGGCTGGCGCAGCGCGCGCGGCGAGACGGCCGGGCGCTACATGTGCGTGCTGAAAGACGGCACCGTGTTGCACGATGACGACTTCGATCGCGACTGCCCGCCCATGGCGCTGTGGCACTATGAGCGGAGCCTCTACGGCCAATGGGGCGCGAGTATGACGCGCTCGATCTACAACCAGGTGATGCGGGTCAACCAGATCATCGCAGACGTGGATTACGCAGAGCGCAACAGCCCTCAGGGCCTCGTGCTGCACAAGAAAGACGCGACCCGCCAGGGCGACCTGGAGAAGGTCAGGGGCTGGCAGTTCGTCGAGATCAACGGCGCGGGCGACATGTCCACGGCATTCCAGGCCGTGACGCCGCCGAAGTTCAGCCAGGACTCGCTCGGCCTGCTCCAGTTCCACGAGCAGGGTGCGCACGATATCAGCGGCGTGTCGGACCAGCACACGAGCGCGAAGCGCAGCGTCGGGACGACCAGCGGCAAGCACGAGAATATGGTGGCCGCGCTGTTTACGGAGCGATTCGCCGACGCCGAGCGGCGCCTAATTGACGTCCGCACCACGGTAAGCGCCCGATTCATCGTCTGGACGCTTCAAGATGTGCTAGAATCAAACCCGGATTACGCCGCTCGCTACGTCAAGGGCGACTACATCGAGGAGATCAAACTCGCCGATCTCGACCTGGACGAGGAGCAGTATTGCCTCACCGTCGCGCCGGTCAGCGAGGACAAGCAGAGCCCGAAGGCGCGGCTCGAGAAGATGGATCAGGCCTTCGAGGCCGGGCTCATCACGGGCAGCGAGCTGCTCTCTTTCCAGCAGGACTTCGACGAAAAACAGCGCACGTCGCTGGCCGTCGCGCAGGAAGAGTGGCTCGAGCGTCAAGTCGACGCCTGGCAGCACGCCGAGTCGATCGAGTATCAGGGACCAATCCCGTGGATGGATCTGCAGAGCGCAGCTAAGACCGTGGCTCAGCACCTGCTGGTCGCGCGCTCGAAGGGGCTGCCCGACGACCGGCTGCTCTACTTCACAAGATTCCTGGACGAGGTCCAGGCCTACATCAGCCAGACGAGCGTTCAGGCCACGGCGCAGGGCGCAGTGGGCCCGGGCGGGGGCGGTTTGAGCGACGGCGCCATGAGCGCGCTGGCTCAGGCGCAGGGCGCTGCCGGAGGCGGCGCGCCGCCCATGCCAGCCTGAAAAACAAGCAGTCAGAGTGAGCGTTTCGCGCGGTTTAACCGCGCAGGTGAACGACAACCGCGCCCGGTGAAAGCCGGGCGCATCAGAGGAAAAACATGAGCAAAGAAGCTGCGGCCGCAGAGGCCGCTGAATTCGCTGCCCTGCTCGACGAGCTGGGCGGCGAGGCCGAAGCGGCTACCGCTGAGGCGCCCGAAGTAGAAGGCGACGAGCCCGACGCGGCCGAAGGCGACGAATCTACCGAGCCCGAGGCGCCGGCCGACGACAAGCCCGAACCGCTCGACGCAGAGCCTAGCGCGGCCGGCAAGCTGATCGAGGCTGGCGACCTGGAGGGCGCAGCTAAGGCGCTCGGGATCGACCCGAAGCTGTTCAAGCTCGACAAGCGCCAGTTTGCTGCCATGCGGCGCGGGCTCGCAGACGCTAAAAAGAAGGAAGCCGAGGCCGTCAAGGCCAAGACGTACGCGGAGCGCGTCAAAGGCGACGCTGAGCGCACCTACGGCCCGATCGCGGCTGGCTTCGCCGCGCGCGTCGCGGGCGACGGCGCGAAGCTGCGCGCTGCCATCGAACTGATGGCTGAAGCCCCGTTTGAAGAGATCGTCGCGCTCGTGCAGAAGGCTGGCAAGCCGCTCGACGCCGGCACGGCCGAAGTGATGCGCCTGCGGCGAGAGCTGGCCGAGCGTGACCAGAAGGCACAGCAGCAGACGCAGGCTCAGGCTCAGGCCGCGCAGGCGCAGGCCGAAGTGCAGTCGATCGAAAAGCGCCTGTCTGACACGCCGCTCGCAAAGGTTCCAGGCGCGGCAAAGGAGATCCACGACCTGGTCAAGGCGTCGTGGGACGGCGTCGGCTACTCGCTGACGGTGAAAGAGGCGTACGCCAAGGTCAAGGCCGAGAAGGCCAAGATCGCCGAGGCCCTCACGGGTAAGCCGCTGGCCGTTAGTAAAGGACAGAAGCGCGAAGCGGCCGAGAAGAAACCGCTCGTGCCGATCCGCAAGGACATGAGCAAGCTATCGCCCGCCGAGCGCAAGGCGGCCAAGGCAGAGCAGGAAAAGGCTGAATTCAGGGCCGTGCTTGCGGAGGCAGAGGCGGCCGTGCAGGCTGAGATCCGCCGCGGGCGCAGGGCGGGCCGCTGATGCGCGCGTACAACGACATGACGATCCTGGCGCCCCGTGAGGACCTGGATCGCAAGTGGGCGTCCGACACGATCATCATGCCAGACAGCGCCCTGCTCGGCAGCTCGAGCATGACGGGCTTTCGGCACGACACAGCAGCCGTGTGCGAGATCAAGCACGTTGGGGCAGGCAGCGAGGCCTGGCCGGACGTTCCGAGCTTCCGCCCGGGCGACGTGGCGTTGCTGCCCCTGTTCGGCGCGAGCAAAGTGCTCGTGCTGAACGGCCAGGCCCATCTGCTCACCAAAAGCTCGGGCATCGCGGCGATCGTCCGGCACATTGGCGAGCCAGGCGAGACGCTGGAGGCCGTCAACGACTACGTTCTGCTGAGGGAGGACCGCGAGGCGTTCGAGCGCATCTGCAACGGCGGGCTGCTCCTCACCGACAACCAGCACAGCGACGGGATCCACGTGGACAGCGGCGCCGACGGCATCGTGAAAGTGCTGCTGGCCCGCGTCGTCTCGGCCGGCTCCGGCCACTGGGAATCGGACAAGGGCGGCACAATCAAGACGAACCCGAGGCTGTGGGCGCCAGAGCAGAAGCCCGGCGCCCTCGTGCTCTTCAACCCGATCGCCTCTTGCCGTTTTCGACGACACGGCGTGTGGTACAGGCTCGTGCCGTTCGAGGATTGCCAGGCCGAGGTGGACGATGCTCCGGGGCGTGCCTGAGCAATTCGAGCTCACCGAGAAGGGCCTGGCCGTTCTGCTCGCCTGGATCCGCCGGATCCCGCACGACCTGCCCACGGCCGCCAGGGCCGCCGGGTACAGGCCTGAGGACGTGCTGACGTGGTACTGGGGCGGCCAGACCGAGGGCTGCCCTCACCCGCTGTGGGCCGCGCTGGCCTTCGAGGTGGCCCAGATACGCGCGCGCAAGGCCGCCACGAATCACGGCAGGGTCGTCAAGGCTGCCAAGGCCGGCGAGTCGTGGGCGATCGAGGCGCTGGACAAGCGCCTGGATAAGAGCGCCTGGGCCACGTTCCCGGGCAAGGCCGCTCAGGACGAGCTGCTATCGCTGGGCTCGGCTGACCCTGAGGCGCTGCCCGAGGGCGAGCGCGCGTTGCTATATCGGAAAGAATGACTCTAGCAGCTCGTTCGGCGTGGCGGCCGTGCGCCAGTGTCGGTAGTTCAGCGTCCCTGCCACGTATTCATCGTAGTCGCGCACGGTCAGCGGGTGAGACCTGTGGTGCCACTCGGCGCGCCAGCACATCGCCCGCGAATCCCACGCCCACCCGTGCCAGAGCCACGCCGAGTAGGTCGTGGCTGCCAGCTTCGCGGCCAGCGCGGGCGGAGGCGGCTTCGACTGAGCGGGGGCGCCCGCCCCGGCGAGTTCAGAAACTCGCCGGCCCTTGCGGTCGACCGAGATGCCCATCAGCGTGCAGCCCGCGCGGCCTTGAGGGCCGCCTTGAACGTGGGCGCCGTGGCCTTGGCCAGGATCTTCTTACCGCGCTGAATTACGACGGTCTGCGTGGTGCGTCCGGAGCTGAAGTTGCTGGTGTAGTAGGCGATTCGTACTGCGTTGTTCATGATCAAAGAATAGCACCCTGAAAAACAAGCGCCGGTGAAAAGCGACGAGCACAGGAAGTTCGGGCAGCAGGCCAGCTTAGCGGGCACGCTGGCCGCGCGCCTGCGCCAGGCGAGCGCGCCCACGCCGCGCCTGCTCGAGCGCGCCACGCCGCTGCAGCAAGCCTACATCCGCGACCGGGCGGCGCTGCTCTCCTACTTGGCAGGGCGCCGTCACGGCAAGACTGATGCCGTGGCGGCCCGTATCATCACCTACAGCCGGCCCGACACGATGACGGCTTACGTCGCGCCGACCATCACGCGCGCGAACGAGATCCTGCTGCCCCTGCTGCGCCAGCTGCGCCGCGATTGCGGCGTGGCGTGGGAGCAGCGCGGCGAGGTCATATCCTTCGAGCGCGGCGGGCAGCTGCGCCTGATGGGCGCGAGCAACATGGCCGAGGTGCAGAAGCTCCGCGGGGAGGACCTGCTCGCCGCGTATTTTGACGAATGCGGCGTGATCAAGGACGCAGTGCTGAGGGAAGCGCTGCTGAGCTGCGCGTGGGAAGCGCTGCGCAAGCACAGGGGCGAGCCGGGCGCGGGCGCATCGCTGTCCGGCACGCCAAGCCCGCTGCCTGAGGGGCTGTGGTGGGAAGTGTGCACGCAGGACAACGCCGACGGCACGGCTAAGCTGGGCTGCAGCCGCCACACAGGCACGATCCACGACAACCCGGTGTTTGCAGGCGGCAAAGCGGAGCTGACTATACAGGCCGACTTGGACGCTGGCATCTACGTGAGCCGGGAGGACAGCCGCTTTCGCCGCGAAGTCATGGCGCAGTTCTGCCTGCCGAGCGAGCAGCGCTGCTACCCCCATGCGCCGCTGCTGCTCTTGCCGCAGACGGCCATGCCTAGCGCAGGCCGGACGATCATGGCGATCGACCTGGGCTGGCACGACCACACGGCCATCGTGATCATCCGGCTGGTGCCGTTCAGGGAGGAATTCCCCCAGCTCGACGGCTCCGTTCGCGTCGTTGAGGGCGAGCGCGTCCACGTGTTGAGCGCAGAGAAGCGCCAGCATTGGCAGCTGCCCGACCTGGCCGAGCGCATCAGGGAGCTGCAGCAGATCTACCGAGCCGGCACGCTCGTGTGCGACTCGGGCGGCAACTACCAGATCGTGGAGGCCTTCGCGTCGCAGTTCGGCCTGCCCATCCTTGCGGCGCAGAAGGCCGGCATGGGCAGCAAGCGCGCGCGCATTCACACGCTCAACGATCTGATGGCCATCGGCCAGATCGCGATCTATGAGGGCGCGGCCGCGCTGCATTCCGAGCTCTGCATGCTCGTCTGGAACGAGAAACGTGAGGATCATGACAGCCGTCAGGAAGATCACGCGGCCGACGCTTTCGGCTACGCGATCCTAGAGCACTTCACCCCCACGACTGAGAGCCGCATCGCCAGCGCGCGCGAGACTGAGCTTGAGGCGCAGGCCGCGCGCAAGCGCGAGGCGCTGCAGCGGCCCCTACGGCTTCGGCGGGGCTAGAAGCAACCGAGCTCAAAGTGAGCCTTTGCCTGCGCGTCCACGTGGACAGACTTGTGCTTGATGATGTAGTTGCCACACTTGCAGACGCGATCGTCGGCGCTCGTGCCGTCCGCAACGCCAGCGGCGCTGAGCGTGGGCTGCGGCTTCTTGGCTGCAGGCAGCGGCGGGGGCTGAGGCGGTATGTACTGCACACCTTTCGGAAGCAGCCAAAACCCGGCCGGGTTGTACACGTAGGGATCAAACGTGAAGGGCTCTTCAGCGCTGCGCTCGGTATAAGGCGGCGTCTCGTCCGGCCTAACCAGGTCGCACCAGCTCGAGCAGAGCCCGCCCACGATCTGCGTTCCGCACGTACACTTCTTTTTCATGCCTGCCTCCGACCGTGAACCATTGCAGTGACTAGCCTGGTGAGCGGACTGGCCCAGCTCGGGAAGTGTCCGCTGTGACGATCGCAGTAGAAGCCTACAGCCATCACTTGCTCAAACGTGACGCTGCCTAGCGTTCTGCGCCAACGGCGGTTGCGCTGCCTGCGGTGCCGGCTCATGACTGCCTCCAGACGCGCGTCAGCGCGTTATCGTCGCTGATGCGCGTGAACAGGTGAGAGTCGCGCCAGTCGAAGCCAGCGCCCTTGCGCTTGCGCAGGGCGCGCTCTACGACCAGAGCGGCCCGGTACGCGGCTATCGCCGCGCTCGCCGAGGCTAGGCGCTTGTCGGCCGCGCGCAGCAGCAGGGCGCACACGCAGCAGACGAGCGCGCACGTGAGCCAGGGCAGGGCGTGCAGAATGTTGTGCATGACCAGAGCCTAGCCTTGTTTTTCAGCCCGTCAAGGCCGAATCGTTCAGCAGCGACAACTCCACCTCACGGCCCGAGATCAGGTCTTCGCGGATGTGTCCGTGTTCCTTGTGGTGCGTGACGGCGCGCATGCCGCGGCCGGCCCTGTACCCGCTGTGATGGTGCCAGTAGTCGCCGGGCGCCAGCGTTCGCGACGATTCCCACACCACGCCCGGGAATTCCTTGCGCTGGAGGTGGTGAATGTGGCCGGTGTAGATCATGCGATGCCGGTGCTGGCCCCAGGGCTCGCCGTCGCGATAGGCAGCCATGATGGCCGGCAAGTCGGCGGGCTTGGCGCCGTCGCCATGTACGTACATGTGCAGATTCTGGCCCCAGCTGACGAACATGAACGGGTCGTCATTGCCCCTGACGCTGACGCGCGGCTCGTTCCGGAAGCGCGTGGCCAGCCAGCGCGCCAGCACGCGCGCCAGCCGAGGGTCGTGATTGCCGGGCAGATTCACCACCTCCACCCACGGGTACTTCTGCAGCCCGCGCTCAATGCAGCGCTCGAGAGCCGCGAAGCCGAGGTCGAGGATCTTACCCCAGCGCCCGTCCACGTCGAGCTTGTTGCCGCCCCGAGGCGTGCGCTGCTCGTCGTTCTCGGCGTGGAAGAAGTCGCCTAGGTTGGCGATCACCAGGCGCTGCGCCTGCGGCGCGCGTGCGATCAGCATGTCCACGGCCCGGTTGAGCTGCGCCGTGGCGATGCGCAGGTCGAAGTCAGTGCCCGTCTCCAGGTGCCAGCTCAGCATGCCGATGTGAGGATCGCCGAGCAGCAGCGTGACCTGCAGCTCGTTGGCCGGCACGTCGGGCTCGGCTATGGGCGGGGGCATGCGAGCCGTGACTTCGAGCTTCCACGCCAGCGCGTCAAAGTGCCGATCCACCGCAGCCAGCGCGTCTGCATAGCGGTCCGCGCCGCGCTCTCCTCTCACGTACTGCAGCTTGACGTTGCCTTCGGCGTCCAGCAGCGACGTTACGAAGCGGATCTGGTGGCCCTCGAGCACGATAGGCTGCTGGCGCTCCTCACCGTCGTTCTCCGGGATCGAGCGCACGGCGCGGACGGCGCCCTCGCCGTCGGTTGAGATGACCGTGGGGACGAAGCCCTGCGGCGGCGCGGCCAGGCCGAGCGCGCCGCGGCGCTCGGCTGTCAATTGGCGCCTGCGCGCGTTGCGGTCAGCTGCGTTCTTGTAGGGCACGGCGGATCTCCTCAATCATGTCGGCGGCCCCGTTGGGCCAGAGCGGAGGGCGCGAGCGCTTGGTTATGCGCTTCGGCTTGCGTGGGGCGGGACGGGGCGCTAGGCAGGCGGCAGGGTAGCGCAGAACGCGCCAGCCCAGCAGCAGCGCGTTATTCAGCTTCTCGCAATCGTCGCGAAAACCTGTGAAGCTTTGGTGACGCCCGCGGCCGTCAATCTCAACGGCCAGCATGTATTCAGGCCAGCAGAAGTCGAACTTCCAGCCGCGCCGGGGATCGAACTTGTACTCTCGGCGCGGCGGGTAGCAGGCCAGGCGCGCTGATAGCTCTGCTGCGAACAACTCTTCAGCCGCGCTCACTTGCGCCCCCTGAAGCGCCAGGCCAGCGCGCACCAGGCCAGGTTGCCCAGCGTGGTGCCTGCGCCCGCGTAGAAGCTCAGCATCTGACCTATCGCAGGGTAAAACAGGCAGTTCCAGAAGCCCCAGAGCGTATAGAACACGAACACTGGCGCAAACACGCCGCTCACGGTGCGGTCGCGCCAGAGCCGCCTGACGTTCAGCCAGATCAGCAGCGCGCCGCCGAGCTCGAAGCAAGCATTGATGTGATCGGGCGTCACGGCTTCACCGTCTTGTTTTTCAGCCTGGCTTTGCTGCGCGCGGCTGCGCGCTGGAGGCGGCGCAGCTCAACGTCGAGCGGCTTGCACGACAGCAGGCGCGTCAGCGTGTCGCCGCCAGCGCGTCGGCGCCTGTTGCGCGTGCTAGGCGCCACAGCCTCGAGCACGCGCAGCTCAGGCCGCTCAGCGCGTCGCCCATTGACAGGCTTGCGCGGGCCGTACATGACAGGCAGTTCCCAGAGTTTCCAGTGCACATTCGGTGTCATCATTCAATCCCCAGATCTTGCGCGTAGCGCAGGAAAGCCACCTTGCCGTCGTGCGGGTGAAGCGCCACGCAGCCGCGCTCGCCGGCTTTGGCGATCTCGTCATACTCGCGCCTGTCCAGGAATATATCGCGGCGCTCGGCGAGCAGGGCCGCAATGTCGGCGCGCTTGATCTCGCGCTTCACGTGCGGGTCCTGCTCTGCAGGCAGGTTGAAGCGCTCGCGAATCGCCGCCTCAAAGCGCGCCTCGATCGTGCTGTAGTCGGGACAGTGCACCTTGATGCACTTGATCAGGTCGCCTACGTATGCTTCGGCCGCGTCGTGCAGAAGGCCCTCGATCGCCAGGCCGCGCGGGACCGCGTCAGCCACATACATCGAGTGTGAGGCCACGCTGTAGAACGTGGGGCAGGCGCCGCCGAAGCGCGGGATCATGCTCAGGTGGTGGGCAATATCAATTAACTTGATATCGCTCGCCTTGACGCAGAGCGGATCCAGCGGCGTGCCCGAGTAACTCGTGAACCAGTCGCCAGCGAGCCAGGTGCGCGGGCTCACGGTAGACTCCGCATATTGACGCCGTGAAGCTCAAGCGCGCACACGGCCAGCGCCGCAATCTTGCGCAGGCTGTCTTGCGTAGCCTTCAACGCCTCAGCGTCGCTCTCTCGCGATAGCCTGTGCATGGCCTCGTTAACATAGTCCTGTACGTAAGCCAGGTACTCCAAAGGAGAGTGAGCTTCGCCGCCCGCGCCCCAGCGTTGACGCTGGTACTCGCGCTCTGTATCGATCGCAGTAAAAACGTAGTCTCTTGAGCACTTCACGACAACCCCCCGCCCTCGCCAGCGCCTTCGTCAACCACCACGTCAACCCAGTCGTCACCAGGCAGCTCAAACTTGTTCGGCTGCTTAGAGGGCCTGTCATCCACGACCACGCCGCGCGCGATCAGCGTGGCGAGCATGATGTACCGACAGGCCACGTGCCACGTGTTCGGCAGGCCGCTTTCTTCGTCCAGCTCAGCCGGGTTCGTGGCGTGGCGCATCATCGACGCGAAGTGCTGGCTCACGCTGTGATACTTCGCGTCCAGCTCCCACGATCGCGGCGTGTACTTCTCAGCGCCCATGGTCAGGACTCTACTGACGGGCAGCAGCAGGTTGTGCGGCAACACGGCCGGCACGCTGTTCGTGCGCCGGGTCCAGTAGAGACGCGCGATCTTCGTCAGCGTTTCGGCTGTCAGGTCGTTCGTGGCTACGCGCAGGCAGTCCCACGGGAGCAGCGTCGTGTTCGGTTTCGTCATCTTCAGGTTCCTTGTTTTTCAGGTGTCCAAACTTGAAGACGGCCCTTGCCGTCTACTACGCGCTTCGCGCTCTTGCTGTAGCGGTCGCAAGCTTCGCCTTCCCATTGCACGGGCACGTCGGGCATGATGCGCGTCGTGGCGGCTTTGGCGATGCGCAGAAACGTCTGCTCGAAGTCGTGCTCAGAGCCGCGGGGTACTTCAAAGAGTAGCTCGTCGTGCACGAACAGGCAAGGCCGCGCGCCGCTCAAAACGCCTAGATAACAGACCTCGGCTATATCCACCACCACCTCGCTCATGGCCTCTGCGGCCAGCGATTGGAACGGGTTGTTCCGGCTCGCTGCGTACCAGATGCCGGCGCGCGTGATGCCGTAGCCGATCAGCGAATCGAACGTGTCGCCGCCGTCTAGGCTCTCGCATGCATCTCGCAGCCAGGCCTCGATATCAGGCACTGCAGCTAATAGGTCCTGCTTCAGCTGCTTAGACTCGGCCAGCGTGATCTTGACTTTGCCTTTGCTGTTTTTAGCGACGTAGTCCACGAACGTCTGATCACCCAGCCCGCCCATGCGCCCGAACACGCAGTTCTTTGCGCGCGTGCGGATCATAACGGCCAGCGGCTCTTTGGCAGCGAGCCGCGCAGCGAACGCCGCCTCGCTCTGCCGCGCCATGGCCGCACCCACGCGCGTGTGAATCACGCCTGGTGTGCCGGCGGCCGCGATGGCCTGCGCCATGCCGCGGCGCCCCAGGCGCGACACGCAGAGCTGCGCGAGCGAGCAGAGCTCGAGCCCGCTCGCATCGACGTTGTAGAAGCTGAAGCCAGGGCGCGGGCGGATACACTCGCGTATACCCCCGAATTGCTTCAGGTTTTGCATGGCAATCAGCCCGCTGCGCTTGCCCTTCTTGTCGCCCGAGCTGGTCGTGCGGAGCGTGTCGGCCATGCCGTAGCGCGTCGAGATCCAGCCCGTGCCGGACGCGCGCAGGTTCGGCACGTCGTTGCTCAGCGTCTTGAGGATCGTTGCGTACTCCGCAAACGTTTGCAGCTTGATGCTGTCGGCGCTCTCGAGCACGAGCTCGCCCGTCTGCGCCTGTCCGGTGGGCGTGCGCGGGCACGCAGCGCCATAGGCGGCCTCCACCTCGGCCTTGATCACCTTCATATTGCGCGAGCCGTCAGGGCGGACGAAGCCCCACTCTAGCGCGAGCGGGCGGATCTCGCCGAGCGCCTTCATGGCATCCCGCTCGAGCGCGCTCACTGCGTCGCCGCTCGTGGTGAGGCCCCACACGCTCATGAGCTGCAGCGCGAACTGGCGCAGCGTGAGGCGGCTCACGGCCTCGAGCGGGACGCGGTCGAACCGGCGCAGCTGGCGCTCATACAGCTTGCCCACCTGCAGGTCCTCCAGCGCGTACGTCCGGTGCGGCTCGGGGATCTCGTCGGCATCGATGAAACGGGCGAAGTCAGTGGCCAGGCCGGAGTCTTTCAGTGACGGCGCGGGCAGACCGTGAGCCTTCAAACACGTGGCCAGGTCGAGCTTCTTTCGGCTGCTGTGGCCTGCCACTTCACCCAGGCGCTCGTATACCCAGGTGCAGTGGACGCGCCCGGCCTTGAGCGCGGCCCAGACTTCAGGCAGCAGGCCTTCGGCGGCCCACACGGCGCAGTCGTAGGCGATTGAGTGGCCCACAAGGCGCACGGCTGGATCCGTGAGCAGCTGCTCGATCATCATGAGCGCGCCGCGCTTGCGCGTCCAGATGCGCGCATGCCCGTCGTAGGCGTACTGCACGCAGACCAGCGCCGGGGCGCCGTTGCCGGGGCTGAATGGAATCGTTTCGCTGTCAATCGGGACGATGATCATGACTGCGGCACCCAGGCCCCGCACCGAGCACACGGCGCAGGCGGTAGCGACCCGCTTTGCTCCCTGCAGCGTCCTGCAGGCGGCTCAGTTTGGGGCCTCGATGTCGTAATGATGATCATAGTTATTAGGTGACCTGCCGCGCGCCGTTGCATAATTCAGTCAACGGTATGTTCGCGTCGCGCGGCTGGTCGGTGTTGTTTTTCAGCCCTGGATAGCCTCGAAACTGTCGGCGAACAGATCTGACCCGTTGCGCGTAGTGCGCACGTACGACCTGATCATCCGAACTGGTACAGAGATTGTCTGACCGCTCAATTGCTTGAGCACATCGCTCGGCTTGGCCGATGGATCGATCGCGTTGAACAAGCGCTTACGATGCACGGCCATCTCAGGCAGAGCAAAGGTGAGCTTGGGATGACGACTGAAGTATATGTTCGGGCATTCCGTCCCGACCTTGATCATGGCCGGCTGCACGACGCCCTTGCCGTTGGTGAAGCCTGGCTCTTCCAGCCTGTCAACGCGAATGAGGAACTTGAGGCCCTCGCTCTCGCTCGGCGCGCCCGGCCTTACGGCGCCGAACTCGCACCACTCGAGGAACGTAATGGCGCCTTCGATGATGAACGGCTTGAGCGGTAGCAGGGCTGCCTGAACGCCGAAGTCTTCCACGTCACGGTCGAGCGCGTCGAGCGCTACGTTGGAGAGCTGCAGCGGCTTGACGAGCTGCGTGTTGGGGTTGGTTGCTACGATTGCGTTTGCCATTACTTGTTCTCTTCTTTCTTATTGGCGGGCTTGTTTTTCAGCCCTCTGACTTTGCGCGGCTTCCAAACCCAGCGCTGCTCGCCCGGCGCGATGCCGGGTCCGTACACGCAAAGCGCGAGCGCGCGATTGATGCCCGCTGTCATGCCGACGAAGGCGGGACGCGGTGCGAGGTGCAGAACCAGCGCGTTGTAGCGCACGTGATCTTCCCACCACTGCGTGTCGACGGCTGCCTGCACTAGCAGCAGGACGCGGGCAGGCCCTGTGAGGCCCTGCTGACTGGCTTTGGCTTTCAGAGCGAACTGGCCAGACTGCCTGAAAGGTGGGTTTGCCCAGATCGTCTGCCCTTCGAGCGCTGACCAGTCTTCGGCGAGCGCGTCGTGCTCTGGGTAGTGAAAGCCTAGGTCAGCCACGGCGTTCTCGACCGTGCACGCGGCGTCGAACGTTATGCGCCCGTAGCGGGCCTCGACTGCGGCGAGCAGCTCGGGCGACGTGCGGTAATCCTGAGGCGCGTTAGCGCGGTTGACTTGGGCCATGTTTCTCCGTTGCGGCTTTCATCTGCGCCCGCTGATGCTCAACGTCCTTGTAGGAGAGCCCGGGCGCGGGCTGAGGCTTCTTTTCGAGCTGGCCTCGGACCAGGTCAATCAAGAGCTCGACGCTCAGCTGGGCTAGCTTGATCCAGTTCATCGTTGTTTTTCAGCCTGGATCAACCATTGTTGTTGCCCGGACTCGCTCTCTATCTTATGCGCCGCTTTGCGGGCAGAGTCAAGCGCTCGACCGAAGATAGGCGCCTGAATAACAACCTCGCACGTCACTTCGCGGGCGAGTTGCCCCTGGCGCGCGGTTCGGCACAGAAGCTGCTGCCAGACGCGCGCGTCGCTCGGCGGCTCGAGCACGATGTTGTGCCGGAACTGCTGCGCGTTGAAGCTTTCGTTGCACGCTGCAATAGACGCTATGACGACCGGCTCGTGTGTCTCATCAAGGCGCACGCCATCTTCGCTCAGCCCGCCCTCGCGCTGATACGGCACGCCCATGAGCCAGGCTAGGCTCTCGCCGAGTGCGCCGTGGTGAACCCAGATGATAGTACCGTCCTGCGCGTGGTGTGGCACATATGGCCGACTAAGCCATTCCACGACCTGCTCAGCTTCAGGCTCAGCCGCGAGCGCGCGCTGCCACTGGGCCCAGCCCGTCGGGTAAACGGCGCGGGCGCCGAGCTCAGTATCAGATAACCCGTAAGCCTTGGCCTGCTCGACGCACTTGTTCCAGCTGCGCTGCGCGTCGAGCAGAGCAGGGCTCGGGCGGGGCTCACGGCGCAGGTAGAAGCCGCACGCTAGCTGCTTCTCGAGCTCGTCCTGAGCCCAGCCCTCAACCGCCCACCCGTCAGGCGCCGTACCGGCTTCAGCGCGCGCCAGCGCGTCCGGGCAGAGCGGCTCGCGCCAATCCTCCGTGATCAGCAGGTGGCCGTTCCAGCTCGGCGCCGCGTCGAGAAAGACGCCAGGGCAGCTGCGCAGGCGCTCGAGCCACGCCGCCGGGTCGCGCTCAATGTCCAGCACGAACCGCGGCCAGGCGGCGCTCGAGCGCGGACAGGGCGCGCCCGCGCGCAGCGTCCAGACCAGGAAGTGCAGGTAGTCGAGCGCGCTGCGCCCCATCACGGAGCCGCTGAGCGCGGCCACCCGGCACTCCGGATGCTGCGCCAGGTAGCGCGCGACCCTGCGTGTCCAGGCGGCGCTGCGCAGATTCTTCAGCGCCTGCGACTCGTCCACCACTAATACGTCGGGGCGCAGGCGCTCGAGCAGGCCATCGTCCAGGCTGATAGCGTTGTAGCTGATCACGCTGTCGTCCGGGCCTGTATAACCGTACGACTTGAGCATCCTGCGCGTCTGCGCCCGGGCCGAGGCCTTGGTCACGTATAGCGGGCGGGCGCCGCGCTTCATGCACTCGGCGCCGACCAGGCTCTTGCCGGCGCCCGGAGGCTGAAAACAAGCCACGCCGCCGAGTGCGTCGAAGCTGGCGATTGCAGCCTGCTGCCAAGCGTGTGGGATCATTCGCCGGCTTTCGCTGCTGGCGCTGGGGTGCGGGATAGGAAGGCGCGCAGGCCACATGAGGCGTCGTCAATGTCCGCCGCCACCAGGTCCGAGTCCACTGGCTCAATATCCAGAGCGCACAGGCCTTCGCGTAGCTTGTCCAACTCGGCCAGGGTGCCGGTGATGCACGCGGTCGCTTCTGCCAGGGCGGACTCGGCGGTGAATAAGCGGTCCTTGTGCTGCGCGATGTCCTGTGCGCGCTGGGAAAGCAGACCGTTAGCGCTCTCTACCTCGGACTGAAGCTCTTTGGCCACGAACTCCGCGTCGCCTTGCTTGCGTTCCGCAGCCTCCGCCCGGGCCAGCGCGGCGTCGTAGAGGCGCAGGAGCTTGAGGCATAGGTCTCGCTCGTAGGCGTAAAGCGGATCCACCCGGCTTATGCTAGTCTCGAACCAGGCCCGCTCCGCCGCCGTTATGACGTCCGTCATGACTGCGCCCTCGCCGCGTGCCAGGCCGCCAGCTCGGCGCGGGCTGAGAATACGCTAGCCGTATGCTCAAAACCAAGTCGACGCCAGCGCTTGGCGTTAGCGCTGTAGCGGCGCGCCAGCTTGATCAGCTCAGAGCTGCTCACAGCGCGCCTGCCGTCAGGCTCACAACCCATCCGCGGTCGCGCAGTTCCCACACGAGCGCCTCAGTGGACGCGGCTTCCACGCTCGGCGGCGCGCCGACGGCCTCGCGCTCGTGCTGGCTCAGGCCTTGTTTTTCAGGGGCAGCTGCAAGTGAGGCACCAGGCGAATAAACAAGCAGCTCGTCTGTGATCTGAGCTGTGGTAAGAGCAGCCGCAGGCTGAACATCGGTGATCTTGGCGCGGCGGCGCCGGGCTTTTGGGGCAGGCGGCTCCGGAGCCTCGGGCGCAGGCGCGGGCTCAGTGGGGCGCGCTTCGGCCAGCGCCGCGGCGTGTGCCTTGTCTTCAACGGCGTCGATGCCGTCGTCCTCCGTGGCGAGCAGCGCGGCGCCGGGGCCTTCGATCGTGGTGACGGACAGCGCAGCTGCGAACTCGGTCAGCGCAGGCGGGTTGATAGCGATCCGCGCGCGCTGCTCCTCCACGGCCTGCCCCAGGGGCATCACTGGGCTGCTCTTGTTCGTCTTGAAGCGGGATAGGTCGACCATGTTGTTTGATTCTCCTCTGACTGGGCCCTGGTACATCGGGCAGTGGTGACGGACGAAGCAGCGGGCGCCCTCTTCACAGCTGTCGGGATTGTGTTCCACGGCCTCGGCTGCGCGCGCGCTGTCTCTTATCTCTAGCATGGCGCGCGCTGCAGGCAACACGACGCTTGCAAACCAGGCCTCCACTTTGGAGCGGTCGGCCTTCTCATCGACGCTGAACGCCTTCGCCTTGCGCGTGACGGCGCCCGTCGTGGCGTTGCGTGTTTCTCTGACGCAATACGTCCAGCGCCAGATGATCTCGGCCGGGTTGTACACCTGCCACACGAGCCACGCATACATCTGCGCCTGCTCGTTCGCCGCTAGCTGCTCAGGCGACATGGCCGCGTCCTTGTGCCAGATGCGCTTTAGGTCGCCGATGACAATCAGGTCGAGATTCGGCGGCGTGAGGTAGTCGAGGCCGCCGGTCGTGATATCGACCAGCTGCTCGAGGCCCGGGCAGGGCAGCGTGAACTTCTTTTGCACGAGCACGGAGCCTGGCGCAGGCAGCTCGGGCCGCAAGACTGCGAGCTCGGCCAGCTCGGGCGAGCCCAGCGGCAGGTGCACAGGCATAGCGCCGCTGGTCAGGTAGTCCTGCACCACTTGATCCAGCGCGCTGCCGGCCGTGACGTAGGGCGGCACGATGCGATCGACGCGCGCGCTGAACTGCAACCACCAGCTGCGCCGGCAGGCCAGGAAGGCTTTTAGCGCGCTTGGGGATAGGCCGATCCGCTTCACGCGGGTGTCTCGCACTTCGGCGCCAGATGGTCGAGCAGCCCAGCGTCGAAGAACTGGATCAGCTGCTCGGCTCTGGGCCTGAAGAGCACGGGCACGTCCTGCAGCCCTTTCGCGCCGAAGGCGCAGGCCATCAGGCAGTTGCTCCAGTTGTGACACTGCCAGGCATCGGGCGTGACAGCGCTGCCGCCCGCGATGAGCAGCGCTGGCACTACTTCTGCGCAATACACTTCCCACGTCTCGCCCGTGGGTAGCGTCGCGCCGCGCAGGTCCGCGCCGCGCAGGTTCGCGTCGCGCAGGTTCGCGTCGCGCAGGTTCGCGCCGCGCAGGTTCGCGTCGCGCAGGTTCGCGTCGCGCAGGTTCGCGCGGCTCAGGTCCGCGCAGCTCAGGTCCGCGTCGCTCAGGTCCGCGTCGCGCAGGTCCGCGCGGCTCAGGTCCGCGTCGCTCAGGTCCGCGTCGCGCAGGTCCGCGCGGCTCAGGTCCGCGCAGCTCAGGTCCGCGCCGCGCAGGTTCGCGTCGCGCAGGTTCGCGCGGCTCAGGTCCGCGCCGCGCAGGTTCGCGGCGTCAACGGTTGTAAGGACGGCGCCTGTGTAACGGTGTTTGATATCGATCATGTTCGTTCTCCTACGCTTGAGCTTGACTTGTTTTTCAGGGTGCGCAAGCGCTTGTTTTTCAGCTGTGTGCGTGTCACACTCGAAACAACAGACGACCGCCTGCGCAGTTGCTTCCTGCCCACACAAGCGGTCGCCCACACAAGAGAAGATACCATGCACTTCCTGAAAAACAAGTCCGATTCGCCGCCTTTCATATACCACCACGCAGAGACAGTGGAGGACGTGGCTGCCACGATCCCTCACAACGGGCTCTGCGACGGCACACGGTGCGTATTGGGGGGCGACGGTAAGTGCACGCTCAAGCTCGGCTCGCCGGGCTACGTGCTGGCCGAGCTGATCGACCCGCGCGGCCCGCGGCGCAAGGTGAATATCAAGGGCAGCGAGTGGCTGGTGCTCGACGTGGACCACTCGGCGCTGCCCGAGGCGCTGCAGCGCTTCGAGCGCGTGGAGGTGCAGTCTCACAGCGGCAACTGGCACGCGCTCATCCACCTTGAGCGCCTGGCCACGGCTGAAGAATACGAGGCCACTATCACGCCTTGGGTCAAGGCCGGCGCGGACAAGCGCGCGCGGGACGTGAGCCGGTTCCTGTTCTCGCCCGCGCCTGGCGGGTCGGTAATCGCGTACCAGGGCGAGCGCATGCCTGTGCTGGCTGCGCAGGCGAAGCCTGAACGCAAGGCTAAGAAGAGCGCGGGCGCGACGGCGGGGCTCGAGGCTTGGGATCGCGCCTCGCTCGATAAGCTGCTGGCCGAGCCTGAGGGGACGAACGACAAGGCGGGCCACCTCGGCGCCATGCTGGCCCAGCACCGATGGGCAGAGGACGCCGCGCTGGCCTACTGCACTGCGGCCCTGACCGGGCAGAACGCGCGCCACGTGGCGAGCGCGATGAGCGCGTTCCGCTCCGTGCGGGACGGCGAGCGCGGGCAGTGGAACGGGGCGCGCAGGCTGCAAGAGTACGGGCTGGCGCTGCTCGGCCAGAGCGATATCGAAACGGCACGCCCGCTCGAGCTCAGGCGGAACGAGGCCAACCAGGCGCAGCCCTGGTACCTGCTCGGCGGCGAGGGCGCGTGGGTGCCGGCGGGTGAGGCTCACGCCGAGGCCTTCGTCCACGCTGCTCGGCCCGAGATCAACGGGCTGGAGACCGGCGCGCGCAACAGGCGCCGCGCGGACCTGCTGCGCGACCACAGGCGCTACACGATGCCCGAAACCGACACAGACCCGTGGGTGTTGAACGCGCGCAACGGGTTGATTGATCTGCGCACCGGCGAACTGCGCCCACACGACCCACAGCAGTATTGCACGCGCACAGCAGGGGCGCGCTATGACGACACGCTCGACACGGGGCGCGTAGAGGCCCTGATGCTCGACTGGTGCGACGGCGAGCCGGACCTGGCGGCCTACGCCTGGTCGTTGGCTGGTGAGGCTGCGCTGGGCCGCGGCAAACGCACGTTCGTCAATTGCTACGGCCCAACGGGCACGGGCAAGAGCTCACTCACTGCGCTGATCGAGAGGGCGCTCGGCGGCTACACGGCCAGCGTGAGCCCGGAGACGTGGCTGCGCGGCACGACCGAGAGCGAGCGCCAAGAGCAGCTCAGCCGCACGCGCGGCGCGCGGCTCATCACCAGCGCCGAGATGCCCGGCGGGCGCTGGCATCCGGTCATCAAGGCTTTCTCGTCGGGCGGGCAGGACACGGTCAGCGTGGCCGGCAAGTACAAGTCGGCCCGCGACCTGAAGCCCCACGGCCTGATCTGGATCACGGGCAATGACGTGCCGGAAGGGGCGGACGGCGCCATGAGAGCGCGCGCGCTGTTCCTGCCCCTCACCCGCACGTTCCCTTCTGACCAGCGCTGGGCTGACGAAGTGCTACCCACGTACGTGCCGGCGGCGCTGGTCATGATCGTCCGGTGCGCGCTAGAGGCAGCGGCCAGGGGCGGGCCGCTGCCCATGCCTGAGCGTGCGCGTTCGGTACAGGCTGAGCGCATGGCCGAGCCGTTCGTGCAGTGGCTCGCCTCACAACCGAGCGGTGAGGGCTCCAGTGGCCGCTCTATCTGGCAACTTTGGGAGCGTTCAAAGGGCAAAAACGACGCGCCGATGACCGAAACTGCCATGGGTAGACGCCTCGGAGAGGCCGATCTTGCGCGTTTATACCCGAAAAAGAAGACCAGCAAGGGTAACATCTACGTCGGCCTAGGGGTCGAATTCTAATGATCTCCACTACTTGGTCGAAAGCCTGCAGGGTACTGCAGGGTCTACATATAGGGTCTCGGACACGTGGGGGTCTATATAGACTATGCAGGACCCTGCAGGATGAAAAACTTCTCAAGGATCGACCCGCCCGCCCGTTCACTAAGTCATGCTCGCCACGATTTACCTCTCGCCCTCCGAAACCGCCACCTACTGCGGCGCCTCCCGCGCCAGCCTGATAGCGTACGCGCGCAACCGCGCCTGGCGCCACGGCCGCCGGTTCGTCCAGCTCGTCGGCGCTGACGGGCATATCCTGGACATCGTGGAAGTCGACCTCACGACCCGCCGGGGCTGAAAAACAACTGGACACCCTGAAAAACAAGGTTAAGCTAACAACATGACGAAGCTACTCGCCCTGCTGCTCCTCGCGCTGCCTGCCTGCGGCGCCGACCTGACGCTCGAGTTCGAAGGCTCGACTGCCCCGCTCGCGGCCACCGAAGGCCCGCCCGAGCTGCTCGGCGCCCTGGCCATTGCGGCCAGCGAGTGGCGCGACGCGGGCGTGGCCGTCCCGTACATCGACGCCGCCGCCTGGCGGGCTCAAGGTGAGCTCGACGACACGTGCGGGCTACCTGAGGGCGTCCACGCGCTCGGATGCGCTGGCGGGGCTCGTATGTGGATTCTCGACGGTGCGCTGAATGACCCGCGCCTGCCCATGGTCATCCGTCACGAGATGGGACACCTGATCCGCGACTCACACACGGCCAACCACAGCCAGCACCACCTGCCCTGCGAGGTCATGCCGGGTGACGACCTGATGTGTAATGGCGGCTCGCTGGACGGCGATATCACCGATCGCGACGTCGAGTGGGTGGAAGGGGCTACGCTGTGATCAAGCCGAAGTTTGAGTGGGTGCCCGAACACAACACTGACCTGCCCAGATCATCGATCTTCGGACGCGGTTCTGAAGGCGAAGACTGGAAACTAGTCGATGAATACGTCTGCGTAGGCTGGGCCTACAAGGTACACTACTTCTGGAGCGCGAACTTTCAGTATCGCATGTGCGAGTTCCTCACGCTCGCCGAGGCAGCCCAGTGGGTTGAAAAACAAGCGGGGCTACGATGAGCAGCTACACGTTCAACGGCCAGCCCATCGGCTGGTACAGGGAAGCCCTAGAAGCTAACGCCGAGCGCGTTCAAGAGCTGCTCGCCAGCGCCACGCCCGCCGCGGCAGCGCTCATCCGCGCCGCGCTGTCTGACGACCAGCTGCGCGCTCTGCAGGCTGAAAAACAAGGATCGCCATGAGCCCGCCCCCGCTGCCCCTTCACCCGACCGTCGACCTGCGCCGCATAACGGTGGCCCAGATGATCGAGGGCCTGACGCGCGGCGATGCCTGGGCTTGGAAGCTCAGCCGCCAGCTCGTCGCCACTGCCGCCCTGGTCGCCCGCAAGCACGCGCGCCGCCACACCCCGCCCGCCATGCCCGCCGCCGTCCTGCCGCCACCTGCGCCAAAGAAGATCCCGTGAACACAAGCCACAAGTGCAAGTGCGGCAAGCGCAAGAGCGCGCAGAAGCCGGCCTGCTCGCGCTGCTTCGAGGCCTACCTGGAGGGCGACTCGCCCGACACCTACCTGCCCCGCAACGATGGGCTGCTCGTGCCGCGAGAGTGCACGCGCGAGTGGGAGCGTGAACAATGCGCGGTGGCCGCGCGGCAGGGCAAGCCAATCCCGTTCCACGACGGGTCAACGAAGCGCCGCTCATGAGGCTGCGCGCTTCGAGCGCGGCCCGAGCTCGCTGATCTCGCTCTGGGCCGGCGCCGGGCGAGATCGCCTGATGCACTGGTCCAGGTCCCACGCGCGCAGCCGGATGCCCGAGTTGTCGTCACACGGCTCGACCTGCAGCACCAGCTCGCCGTTCGCGGCCAGGCGCTTGCAGTGGTAGGTCGCATCTACCCGGCCGCAGCCGAGGCTATCCCCGAGCTCGCGCATGGTCAGGCCGCCGTGGGTCGCGGCGATCTCGGCGAGCAGCCGCGCCTCGAGTAACACGGTGCGACCGCGGGTGACTGGAGCAGCGTAGTTGACGGTTCGTTTTTTCATGCCCCGAATGTACGGATTCACCCCGTCAGGGTAAAGCTGAAAAATGACGCAGGTGCACAGTGCCACAGCCGGGAGAGCTGTAGCGGCACACGTACGATTCTTCTTTAGGGCTGACGAACAGCGCCGTTCACCTCTGCATAGGGCGCAAGACGCCCGAGGCTGAACGCGCAAGCGGCCCGCTCCGGCGGATACAGCACGACTCGCCCACTGTCGAAAAACGGGGCACGGGCGGAGTGGACCGAAAGCCACCTAGATGCGCCCACACGGTCGATCAGCGGTGTGGCACAGGGCCTCGGAGAAATCCGGGGCCTTGCTGTTTTTCGTGCTTGACTTTGGCACGACTCGTGCCCATACTTAGAGTGAGAGGCTGTCCTCTCTGCGGTCGCCTCCCGACCTGAAAAACTGGAGTGGGTAGCATTGCTACTCGGTGCGCTGGCTGTTCCCAGAGCGTTCCCAGTCAATCCTCGGAGGCCCTAAGTGGCCGCAACCCCTACTAGTTTTGCCCTTCAGTGGCTCAACCGCTGGTACCTGAAGCTGGACAAGATCCACGCTCCCAGCATCAAGTCTTCTCCCTGGCTGCAGCGCGTCCGATACGAAGAGACCGGCGGCGAAGCCGTTGCTCAGCCGTTCGTGATCTACGGCCATCGCGGTGACTCGGGCGACCTAGCGTCGGCCCAGACCGTGAGTGCCAACCAGAAGGCCTCGCGCAAGCTGCGCTGGCTCGTGCCCTACGGCACCTACGAGGGCTCGGTCCGCGTGCCCCACCGCGATATCGCCCTGTCCCGCAAGGACAAGGACGCCGCGGCGCGCGCTCTGCAGTTCGACGTGGATCTCGCGCTCAAGCAGCGCGGGGCCAACCTGGTTCGGCTGTTCTTCAGCAACCCGGGCTACGCTCTGACCGACGCCGCGCGCGCTCACGCCGCGGGCGTGATCACGCTGAACAACGCGCGTGAGGTCTCCAACTTCATTCCCGGCGACGAGATCTTCCCGTCGCTGTCCGCCGGCAACACGTCCACCGACGTGATCGTGGCGGGCGCTGGCGCTGGCTACGTGGTCAGCCGCGACTTCACGGCCCTGACCGTCACGGTCAGCAACGTCTCCGGTGGAGCAGCTGCAGCCCCGGCCAACTGGGCCGCCACGTCCTACTTCTACTTCCGGCGCGGCGAGTTCCTGCCCACCACCTCTGGCGCGATCGACATGATCACGCCGCTGCAGGCGTACCTGCCGAGCTCTGTGCAGACTTCGACCCTGCACAACGTGGACCGCTCGATCGACTCGATCCTGTGCGGCTTCCGCGTCGCGGACACCAGCCTCTCGGGCAAGAGCATCAGCGCGCGCATCAAGCGCGTGGTGAACGAGCACCGTGAGCAGCTGGGCTACATGGCAGACGAGTCGGAGATCGACTGCTGCTACATGAACCCGATCGATTGGGGCAAGTGCGAAGAGGAGCTCACCACGCACCTCGCGCGCGACCCGGCCAAGACGGCCGAGGATGGCTACCAGTACCTCGAGATCACGACCGCCAACGGCCCGCTGAAGCTCATCTCTGAGCCCCAGTGCCCGCGCGGCACGTGCTTCCTGCTCGCTCAGGATGACATCGTCTGGCACACCCCCACCGGGACGGTTGCCGAGATGGTTGACCAGGACGGCGCGATCGTCTCGCGCATGGCCAACTCCAACGACCTCGAGCTTCGGCCCGTGTCGTACATCGCGGCCAAGATGTCGGCCCCCTGGAAGCATGTACGCTTGAGTACAACTGTCTAACGTTTCCGCGGGCGAGACGCGCGATGGCCTCTGCGAGGTGTGTCGCGAGTTTCAATCACCTCTCTACCTCGACCACGATCACGCAACAGGCGTCGCGCGCGGTTGGCTCTGTCGGGCGTGCAACCACGCGCTCGGCAATCTGAAGGACGATCCAGCGCGCATCGCTGCTCTCCTTCTCTACCTGAAACGATTCATCTGACATGGCAAAAGAAGGCTACGCGCAAAACCTGTACGGGCCCAAGATGCTCGGCGACCTGAACGTCGTCGTGATCAGGGCCACCATGACGGCAGGCGCGCCAGTGCGTGACGCCGCTGCCAGCTCGCCCGACACCACGATCGCGCTCGGGACGGCTGGGCAATTCACCGGCACGTTCCCCGCGGGCGTGACGGCGCACTGGCTGAACGTCATTGTCGACCGCAACGCTGAAGCAGCTGGCGTGGGCCAGTCTGTGCACTGCGAGGGCCTGACCGCTTCCGGCACATACGCATTCGAAACCACGACCGAAACCGCAGACACGCCGGCCACGCCCACTGACGGCTCTGTCATCTACATCGCAATCCTCGTCGGAGCCCCGTAATGACTACCTCCAATCTCACACTGTCCCGCGCCGGCTACTGCGAAGCGCTCGAGCAGCTCGCGCTGCCTGACCTGCTCAAGCTGGCCCTGGACGGCTCGGGCCGCGCGCCCACGGCCGCCGAGGTGCTGCTCGGCATCACGGCTGGCGACATTGCCAACCAGGCGCTCGAGCTGGCGCTGCGTGGCTACGTCACGTTCAAACGCACGTTCACGTGCTCCACGAACGACACGGTCACGCTCGAGCTCATCGCTCGCGGCGTGACTGCAGCGGCGGGCAGCGTCCGGCGCATCGACGTGACGGGCGACTCGGTTGACGACGCTGGCGTGGCCAGCTTCCACCGGCGCTACATCGTTGAGGGCGGCACGACGCCCACGCTCAACGTGTTCGGCGGCTCCACCGGCGGCGCCGTGCAGACGACCAACGGCCTGGCCACGCTCGACGTGGACCTGGAGCGCACGCTGCAGGCCTCGGGCGAAGCACAGACGCTGGCGATGGCCGCGGGCGCCTCCACGCTGACCATCACGTACACCGGCCAGTCTGGCGACGTGACCAACGGCCAGTTCGAAGTGCGCGTCTATCCCAAGAGCACGATCACCTTCGAATGATCGACTCTGCCCCGCAAGCGGGGCGTCGGCTCGGCGTCGAGGTGCTGGACACCTGGAGCTTCGACGCCAGCCGGCTGCGCATCAACAAGATCAAGGCGCCCGACGCGCCCCACCTGCACAACCACCCGTGGGAGTGGTGCTGGGCGCTCATCTTGAGCGGCGGGTACGTGCATGAGTTCGCGTATCTGCAGCCCGACGGCAGCCTGAGCAAGCGCGAGCTGCGCGCGTTCAGGCCAGGCGACGTCAACTTCATGCCGCATAGCTTGTTCCACCGGATCGCCGAGGTTGAGCCCGAGACTTATACGCAGATCTTCTGGGGCCCTGACATCCCGGACTGCAAGCACGTCACTTACTGGACGCCTGAGGGCCTGAAAGCCCAACGGCAGATGCAAGACTACCTACAAGAGAAAGCCTGACCATGCTCCTGATCGAAGACAACGGCGACTGCTACGAAGTGGATGACAGCGACTGCGAAGAGACCGAAGACGGGTCGGGCTTCTACCTGCTCACCGAAGCCGGCGAAGACGAAGAGCTGTACTACTACGCTGACGAAGACGACTACGACTTTGAGGATGACACCAGCGAGGCCGAGTAATGGCCTTCCTGAAAAACAACAAGGCGCTGATCGCGCTGGTGCTCAGCCTGGCGCTCAACGCGCTCGGCGGCACGGGCGTGGTGCAGCCTGTCGTCAACGCCCCGGCGGTGTGCCCGTGATCCGCGTCAAGCATCAGCTGATGCTGGCGCTGTTCGCGCTCTCTGCCGTGCTGGGCTGCAGCCTGCTCAAGCCCGCGTCGCCTAAGGCCGAGCGCTTCGAGTGCCAGGTCCGGGCGCTGCAGCCTGCAGTAGGTGACGTGCTCGACGCGCGCCAGCTGCTGCTCGACGTGTACGCGGGCAAGGCCGACCTGGCCAGCGCACTGCACGCGCTCAAGGCCACGCAGGCCGAAGTGGAGGCGCTGGTTGAGGCGCTCAACGCTTGCGAACCGCCCGTCAAGCTGCCCGAAGGCAACGCGAGCTAATGGCTGCCCCGCCCTCAATGCCTATGGGCGACGGCCCGCTCGAGCCCGATGCGGACGAGATGGGCGGCGCGCCCGACGCTGACGCCGACGACGCAATGTCCACAGGTGACACGGGCGAGCTCGACCCGCAGTTCGCTTCCGACGTGAGCGAGGCGTTCCCGGACCTGACCGACGCGCAGCTGAGCGCGCTGCAGCGGGCCGTGATGGGCTTGATGGTCCGCTGATGGCCGACAACAGCCAAGCAATCGCGCAGGCGCTGGCCGAGGCAGAGCAGCACGTGGCGCAGCTCAGGGCTCAGCTGGCCGCGGCGAACGCCAAGGGCGGTACACAACCAGCTGCTGCCCCTGGCGCTCGCCCCGGCCACATGCAGCGCATGGCGGACTCAATGGGCAAGAGCGCAGCGCAGGGGCAGGCGTTCGTGGACAACGACCGCTTCATGCAGGGAGGGCAGCGCGACGCGATTCAGCAGCAGCTGCGCGCCCGTATGCAGCAGCTGGCCAACCCGGGAGCCTCTCCTATGCAGCTCGACATGCAGCGCAGGGCTGCGCCGGGCGTGACGCCCGCGCGAGCGAACGCATGGCAGAACGCTCAACCGGGCCAGGACGACTGGAACAACCCGTGGAAGTACACCGATGGCTAAGCTCGGCGCAGGCTCGCTAGCTAAGCTCGGTGAGGGCCACCCGGACATAGCGCGCCTGGTCAAGGCCACGGTCGCGCGCATGCCTGCCGAGTCTGACCTGACAGTATTGTGCGTCTGGCGCGGCCAGAAAGAGCAGAATATTGCCTTCGCGTCGGGCAAGAGCAAGTTGCAGTGGCCTAACAGCCGCCACAACTGCTCGCCCGCGCGCGCCGTGGACCTAGCCCCGTTCCCCACCGATTGGAACGACCGCCACGCCTTCGTCGAGCTGGCCACGTACGTCCTAGCCGCGGCCTCAGACCTCGGCATCCGCGTGCGATGGGGCGGGCACTACGCGGGCTTCCCTGACCTCCCACACTTCGAGCTCATCTAATGGCACTCGCTACTGTTCGCAACGACCTTCACGCGCCCGTCTATTGGAAGGCCTTCGCCGTCTCGACGGCCGCCGTCCTGCACGACGCTGACGCGCCTGCCAACTGCAAGGTGCTGCCGTCGCTTGTGATCTTCCAGGGCGGCGCCGCGGGCGGCAACGCAGTGTTCAAGGACGTGATTGGCGTCACGACCACGTTCGCTGTGCAGGCGGGCCAGCTGCTGCCCATCGGCGGCGTGGCGGAACTGACGTCCGCGAACGCGCTCATCGTGCTCGTGGGCTGGTGCCCGGAGCCCTGAGCCGTGCACCTGTGGCTGCCTAAGCCGCTGCGCGCGCCGCTCTCGACGGGCTCGGTGTTCAACCCGCGCCAGCTGAGCAAGGTTAGTGGCTGGCTGCGCCTGGCTGCCTCCACGGCCGTGAGCAGCGAGTGGCCGACGGTGGTGGACGTGCTCAACGCGGGCTCGCCTATGACGTCGAGCGGCGTGAGGATCGCCGCCGTCGGAGCGAGCGCTAACGGCTTCCCCACGGCCGTGTTCGACGGGACCGACGTGCACCTGTGGCCGCAGAGCCCTGCGCACTCGGCCACGACCAAGGTCGGGATCTGGCTCTGGTATAAGCCAGCGACCGTCGCTGGCTTTCAGATGCTGTACAACGTGCAGAACGGCGTTGCAGGCTCATCCACGCGGCGCCTGGCCCTAGGCGCGAACGGCGCAGTGGTGCGCTTCACTGGCTATGTTGACAACTTCAACGGGCGCCATGGGTCGACACCGGCCGCCACGCTGACGGCAGGTGCGTACTCAGCAATCTACGCGCAGTACGACAGCTCGCGCGGCGGTGACGCCAACATCGCTATCTATCTGAACGGCGTAGCGCAGAGCCTGACCTATTCGAACGACGGCGCAGGCGGCACGCTAGGCGCTCTGCCTGCAGCTAGCGGCTCGGCCACGATCGGCGGCGCGACTGACTCTGACACACCCGCCACGCCGATCGCAAACAACGGCGTGATCGGCCCTAACATCTTCGCGTTCAACGACAACCTGACGGCTGCCGAGATCACGCAGCTGCTCAACTTCGAGAGGCCCACATGAGCCGCAAAGTCTTCACGCCCGCGAAAGCCACGAGGCTCGAGCCGCACCTGTACGCGGCGTTTATCAGCGACCTGCTCAAGGCCACGATCACTGCGTCGGCGCTCGTGGATACGCGCGTCGGCGGCCGCCTCGACCTCAAGTACGACGATCCGAACAGCTGATCTATGTTCACACGCGCGCTCGGCACTTCAACCACAGGCTTCGAAGGCGACTTCCGCTTTCTTGCCGACCTGCAAGGCCTCGGCACGGCCGTGGGCAGGCACCCGAGCGCGCGCCTGCTGCCCGTGTTCAACGCGAGCTACAAGGAGCTGCGCGAGTACGTGACGGCCCTCGGTTACGGCCAGTTTCTGCAGCGCGGCACCACGACCACGCTGCCCACGAGCGCCGTGGAAGCCGGCGAGACGTACGCGATCATCGACGTGGGCACGAGCGGGACGCCCGGCACGGTCAGCACCATCACGCAGGTCAAGAAGATAGACGTCAAGATCGGCGGGGGCGACTGGCGCGACCTGCCCGAGGTCACGGCGCTGCAACTGCGCGACCTCCCCGCTAGGGGAACGTACCCGTGCGGGTGGTGCTGGCTCAACAGCGGCTCTGTCACGGGCACAACTGCGTTCGTGAAGGGCCAGATTGCCATCGCGCCCGTGCCGAGCAGCGGCAGCTACGCGCTCTGGACGATGACTGAGGCGCCCGACCTGGTGAACACGACTGACGTTTTCATCTACCACAGCGAGTCGTGGGCTCAGTGGCACATGTTCCACGCCATGCAGAAGGTGGCGGGCGTGCGCGACAAGAACAACGCCGCGCAGCTGGCTGCCATCGCGCGCCAGCTCGACCCGAGCGCGCCCGGCACGCCCGCGTGGAACATACAGCATCAGGCGCCCACGGCCTCGGGCCCGCGCACGTGGGTAAGAGGGTCGGACTATCGCGGCGCAGGGTGGGGCAGGTGACCGATCGCTTTCAGCCGCCGCTAGGCGTGCAGGATCAACGCGCGCAGCAGGCCCTCTCCGACGTGAGCCGCGTGCTGGACGCACAGCCGCGCATGCGCTTCGCGCCCGAGATTGCGACCGCCGTGAGCTGCGCGCCGGGCGAGATCAAGCGGCTTAGCCCGCGCAGCGGCGGCCAGACTGCGGTGCTGCAGGCGCCTAGCGCGAGCAACGCCGGGCAGAGCGTGGCGCTGTTCGTGAGCGGCCCGGGCGCGCTGACCGTGGCGCCAGTGAGCGGGACGATCAACGGCGCGAGCCAGCTGGTGTTTGCGGCCGGCGCCTACAGCCTACAGATCTTCAGCGACGGCGAGCGCTGGCTGACGCCCGGGCTGTCGTCCAACACGCTCGACGCGCTGGCGGGCGCAGGGCTGGTGCGCAACGGCGCGGCGCTCGACGTGACGGGCTCGACCAGCATCGTGGTCACGGGCGACCAGGTCACGCGCGCTGCCCTGACGGGCGACGTGACGGCTGCCGCCAACGGCAACGCAACGACGATCGCGGCCAGCGCTGTGACGAACGCGAAGCTGGCCAACATGGCAGAGCGCACCGTGAAGCTGCGCGCTGACAGCGCGGGCACGGGCGCGCCTACAGACGGCACTGGCGCGCAGCTGGGCGAGATTCTGCGTTTCGAGACGACGATCACAGACGCCACCTCAACCGGCACCATCGTCACCTACACGCTGACCAGCGCTGCCAACGTTGTGCGCTTCGTAGCGGGCGTGGGCGCAGCCATTACGCTGCGCGGGGCGACGATCCCAGCTGAGCAGGGCCAATTCATAATCTGGGAAGTCAACGACGGCGTAGCCAGCACGGTCACGTTCAACAATGACGACGCATCGGCTGCAGCGCTGGGCAACCGCTTTCGCTGCCCTGGCGGCGCCAACTACGCGCTGACTGCAGGCCACAGGATCATCACCTGCTACATCAACCAGCGGCACCGAATCGTGGCTACAGCATGATCCCTGAACTAGAGCAGCTCAAGATGTATATCCACCAGCTCGAGATCCGCCTGGTGAAGCTCGAGCAGACGGTGAAGATGGGCGGGCTCATTCTAGGCGTGGTGCCTACCGCGCTGCAGCTTTGGCAGATCTTCCACCGATGACCCAAGTGCTCGACATGCCGCTCAACGGCGGCCAGGACGAGGGCACAGACCGGATCCTGCTGCCGTCGGACGGGACGAAGTTCCGCCTGATGCAGAACTGCAGACTCGATCGCATTGGGCGCATCGCAGTCAGGCCGCAGTACACGACGCTGACCTCGCTCAGCGCGTGCGATCAGCTCGCCACGTACAAGGATCGGCTCGTCTCGCTGGGCAAGTCCTACTACCTCAACACGTACACGCCCGAGCTCAGCGTAGGCCTTACCGCCGCGTCACCGATCGGCGCGCTCAGCGCGGTCGAGAACCTGTGGCAGAATCCGAGCGGCGCGGCTGCGCGTCAGTTCGATGTTGCGTACGCGGCAGGCACCGTCGGCGGGATCCTGTGCGTCGTGCAGGTGGACGACAGCAACGTGCTGACGGTCACGAAGATCGCAACGGCCGACGGCACGCAGCTGAGCCGAACGCAGATCAGCCCTATCAGCAGCGCGCGCGTAGTGGCCTGCGGCACCACGTTCGTAATCGTCACGCGCGGCACTACGGGCACGATGGCAGCGCGCACGCTGGGCACGACCGTGGGCACCACGCCGAGCGCGCCTACCACGCTAGAGGCCACGGTCGCGACGGGCACGACGCACTGGGATCTGTGCTCTATCCCCGGCACGACCGACTACCTGGTCACGTACCCGCGCCCTGGCTCGACCAGCGTCCGGCTGCGCCGCTACACCGTTGCGCACGCGCTGTCCGCCACGCTCGACGTGACGCCGACGACTGCAGTCGGCGACCTGGCCGTCGCGGCCGCCTCCACGTCGGTCATCGTCTGGGCCATTACGGACGGCGCTGCGCTCAAGCTACGCACCGTCGACGGCTCGCTTACGGTCACGACAGGCCCCTCCACGGTCAGCACGACGGCCAGTATCCGCGCGCCAGGGCTGGCGTTCGGCGTAAACACCACGTTCGGCATCGACAGCAGTAAGATCTGGATCGCTGCCACCACGGCCACGGCATCCGAGCTCTACCTGTGCTCTGTCACGAACTACGCGGCTATCACGCTGTCCGACGCGAGCGCGCCGAACGTGTGGGGCGCGTCCAAGCCCTTCACGGTCATCACCTCCGACCTTTATGGCGCAGGCATGATCGTAGGGCGCGTCAGCGCGGGCAGCGCGTTTAGCCTGCCCTTCTACACGGCTTGCGTGTACGACGCGGCGTTCCCTGCCAACGTGCACGGCGTGTGGGACTACGGCGTGTGCGCGCCGCTCGACATTCTGAGCGCCTCTGACACGGGCGGGCGAGCCAGCGTTGCGTCTGACGGCACGTACTACTACGCCCTCACCACGTTCGCGCGCGGGCTCGAGCTCGGCGGCAGCGTGCCGGGCGCGCTGCGCGTCGTCAAGATCTCGCGCGACCATCAGCGCCAGTGCGTTGAGGCCGGCGGGATCCTTCACATCAGCGGCGGCAACGTCGGGACGTACGACGGCGCAGTGCTGTCGACGGCCAGCTTCCCCAACGCGCCCGATATCATCTCGATCGCGCAGGACGCCAGCGGCTCGCAAACGCTGCTCGCCGCGTACCAGTACATCGCCACCTATGAGTTCGTGGATGCCTCGGGCAACACTGTCCGGTCCACGCCGAGCGCGCCCATAGCTGTCACCCTCACGGGAGGTAACAACCGGGCGATCCCGACCGTCAGCACGCCCCGCACGGCCAAGCGGGTGGGCAACGGCATCACGCCGCGCGTCGTCCTGTACAGGGCCAACCCGGGCGACAGCGTGTTTTTCAGGGTGGCTGAGTCCTCCGACGTCAGCGCGCTGGACACGGCAGCGACCGTCGCAATCAACGACGGCGTGAGCGACGTGATTGCGGAAACCCACGAGATCCTGTATACTCAGAGCCAGAAGCCCGTCACGAACGTGGCGCCGGGGGCGGCCAAGTTTCTGGCCGTGGGGCGAGACAGGGTGCTGGCGGGCGGGCTGCAGGACCCAAACCAGGTCAAGCTCAGCCAGCTGTTCGCGCCGGGCGAGCCGCCCGAGTTCGCGCATCCCGCCGCGGCGGGCTTCGTCGCCCGATTGCCCCAGCCCTGCACGGGCGTGGCGGCCAGCGGCGACACCTACGTGGCGTTCACCCGCGATGCCATCTTCGCGATCCCCGGCTCTGGGCCTCAGCGCAACGGCTCGGGCGAGTTTTTCGCCCCTCAAACGCTCTACGCTGACGGGGGCTGCATCGACTGGCGCTCGATCGTCTCGTGCGGCGCCGGCATCTTCTTTCAGCTCGACACGGACAAGCTCTACGTCCTGCGCCCGGGCGGGCAGGCCGAGTGGATCGGGCAGCCTATCCAGGACACGCTGGCGTCGTACCCGGTCATCGTGGGCGCCTGCCTCTGCAGCGCCACGCAGCAGGTCGTGTTTGCGTGCAACTCGACCGACGGCACGACGGGCGCGCTGCTAGTTTATGATATCGCTACCTCGACTTGGTACACCGATGACATTCTTGCCGACACGGTCACGGAGTATCAGGGCAAGCTAGCCTACTTCACGTTCAACACCGGCAATCTCAGCAGCGAAAACACCGCGGCTGGCCTCAGCGGCGGCACGGCCCTGACGGCATCGATTCGCACAGGCTCGCTACGCCCCTTCGGCGTGAGTGGCTTCGGCGACCTCTACAAGATCCAGCTGCTCGGTACGTACGTTGGTGATTCCACTGTGGAAGCCTTTCTCAGCCTGGACGACGGCA